AAGACCCGATAGTACCCGTACCTGCGACACCCGTTGGCGTAACATTAGCTTGTCCCGTAGCCGATACAGATCCAACAGACCCTGTTGCAGATACTCCTGTAACTGCTGTAGTAGCGTCTGCTGCGATGGATACCGTCCCAACCGCAGACGTTCCTGCCACGCCTGAGAGAGAGGTATTTGATTCTCCCGTGATCGTGACTGAACCAATCGATCCAGTTGCAGATACACCTGTGACACTGACAGGGATAGGTTCATTCCACGGGCCTTCTCCCCAAGTGCCTCTACCCCATCCAGTAATACTTGCCACATACTATCTCTAGGCTATTCGGATAATCGCATTAGATGCGTCTGCTGTTGGAAATGTGACAGTAAAATCACCAGCTGTACTTGTCTTATCTCCACCAAAAGCTAAAGCACAAACTGCTTTGTTAGATTGATCAGAGTTATAAATTAATGCTCCATTTGCTGTAATGGTTGCAGTTGAAAAAACAAGATCGTTAAAATCGCATAATGCTGTAGTTCCAGACGTTGTTGGCGTTACTGAAGTAAGGTTTGCACCCCCACTCGAATAACCTGTACCAGCTGCCTCATTACTTGCAGAAAAAGCAGTAGTAGATGCCCCTAACGATGCGCTACTTGTAAATAAAGCCAGTTTAAACGTATCGCCTGATGAGGCAGTAAAATTGTGTGTGCCAACAAGTATTTCCTGTTTAAATGAGGTACACATAGCTGTAGATATAGCCATTATAGTCTCCTTAAAATATCAGCCATTTCCTGTTGGCCTTGTTTTTCAAACTGAGCTATGAGAGTGGTTCTATCACTCTTAATAGCCTCTTTCATATAGTACGATATTGTTTTCAATACATCACGTTTAAACGCTTCTGCTTGTTGGGCAATAATTGGGTGAGCATTGCTCCCTATATTAATAATCCTATTAGCTGCTAGTTCTGCCCAAAAATCTGGATCATGTCCCTTGTGGCTTGTAGTGTGAACCTCAAAAGCACCTAACTGTAAACTACCTTCAGAACTCATTAGCTAACCTTTACTGCTCTTTGCCCTGTTCTATAAGCATCAGTACGATCATAACCATCGCCTTCTTTTTGAAGCTGGCCTAAAGCAACTTCGTATTGTTGATTATAAAACTGAATAACATCTGGCTCACCTTTCATAAATATGTAGGCTTGAACCAATGCGCCATACAGCATTGCGTTAGTAGCATTAGTGCCTAACCAACTTGTTCCATCCGCAGCTGCTGATATTGATTCTGGTTTGTAGGAATAGTGAAGCTCTGCTGTAAAATTAGCATTTGGTGTAGGGCCAACTATAAAAGTTGTTTCATCAAATATTCCATAATATTTTGGAATGCCAGTCGTTGTGCTTACAGGATGCGCTGCCCTTATAAAGTTAACGTCCTTGAATATTAAATACTCATATCCAGAGTTATCTATTGCCAATGAATAGGAATATAAAAAATCACTAGGCATTGATAAATATTCATTACCGCTTGTTAATGTACCGCTAACATTTTTACGGAAGTCTGGAAGCTGTACCGCTCTAAGTATTTGCTCCTCTGTTGTTTTTACAAAGTTAACAATATTGTTGGCAAATGTAGTTTCGCTATTCTCAGTATAGTCTTTGATAGCCTGAGTTAATGTTGTATATGTCCAAGCCATTATTCTGTCACCACGGTAACAAAACCAATTTGGCCTTCCATATCCAAGCCCACGGTTCTTGACCCTAACGCACTATTACCACCCCCCACTGGATCAAAAGCACTAAGCCTTCTGCTGGCTTCTAATGCTTTATCTGGTCTGGGATCTCTAAGTGCTTGCGGGTCAGATATTTTCATTCTACCTAACTCATACTGAGGATTGTCTACATCAACGACATCATATCCAACACGCATCCCTGTATCTCGACCATCCCTAATTAAAGGAACAAGATCATTTAGCTTGTACCTAAAACCAGTTACATCGCAAAATCCAAATGCGTATTTGCCTCTCGCATAAATACTCAATGCCTATATCCTCCCGGTACAAAATACAAAGAACCTTTTTCTCTATGGGCATCTGAAGCGAGTCTCCACTCATCTTCATAAAGCTGCTTCAATAAAGAAATTCTGTCTTTAGATTCTTCTTTTTTCAGACTTAGGTAATAGGCAAGACCAGCAACCATACAAGGCATATACCTTGATGGAACCTCTGGATTAGTAGACGCATTACTCCCTGTATCTGCAATCCTTTCAATATAATAAAAGACTAGCGTATAGGTTTCTTGTGAGTCTGGTACAGGCCATAGATTTATGGCGTTTGACGAATCATCTCTTTCAAACCAATACTGTAATGGTTTTGCTGAATCCAACTTATTTGTTAGATGAGCAAACTGTTTTACAGATATCCTAGTAAGAGATTGATCTGTTTGATTAGATGTGTCTCCAGCATCTGTTCTAATAAATGCTTCAACAATATCTAATATCTTGCCATCAAGCGCATATCTAGCAGTGCCAGATGTTATAGCCTGTGTTCCTTCCTTCACAGTCCAAAGGTTTACGCCCCTGTTCTGCCACTCCAAAAACATAAGATCAAGACTTCTACGAGCAGTTCTATAGTCATAACCGCTTTTTAATTCTGATCCCGCTCTTTCAAATGCCTCTTCCATGACATCACCAAGATCAAGATTGAATGTAAACGTAGAAGTCACAATCTATTTCTTTTTGGTTGCGGTCTTTTTAGCAGGAGCTTTTTTAGGAGGTGCAGCTTTCTTTTCTTCTTTAGCTGGTTCTAAAGATTTAAGTGCTGCCTCTGCATCTTTTTTTGAACGTGGCTTAGAATCAACCATGTTGCCGTCTTCATCTACAATCTGGAAGAGTGGCTCCATAGTTATTAGACTATGACCATTTTCAACTAGCTCATATTTACTAGCCATTTAGCCCCCTTTACTTACGCTTCTTAGCAACTCCGCGCTTCTTAGTTACGCCTTTTTTTCTGCTACCGCCCTTCATGCCTTTCTTGGCAACGCCCATCTTAGCCATCTTGCCACCGCGCATGCCTTTCTTAGCAACACCTTTTTTCTTGGTTACTCCAGCTTTTCTTGAGCCACCTTTCATGCCCTTCTTCATTACGCCTTTCTTTTTAGTTCTCATGCTATTGCCCTCAGTTTGTTATAAAAACGCTCTCTCGTCTTAAAGACATGTTCTGGATTTCTATCTCCAAAAACAGATTCATAGTATTCTGTTCTTTCCAAGTTGTATGCTGCTTGTTGTAATTTAGCTAATCGCTGAACATACATCATGCCGTATACAATATCGTTGGATGGCTCGAAGTATTCATCTTCAACCAAGTCTTCATCTCCATCATCAGGATGCGAAGACATAATCCACAAGTCTTTATCCCCAAATGCACCTACGGATATAGCTTGGTTTATATCATGAACCCTATCATGGAATGCTTCCTGATCTTCTTCATAATCTAAATCAACAACTATATTCACATCATATGAATCATCGAATGAATCCAATGCATCATACAAAGGCACAAAACTCTTA